TGATGGCGATGGTCCTGAGGAGTACGAGGAGGATCCTCAGCAGCAGGGCGGAGGTGGCGGCGGGGCCGTTCCATCCGATGGCTACAAGACTATCGAGGATGAAAAGGCTGACTTGCTGAATAAAATTACGCGTCTCTCAAAGAAGGGTATTGCGACAAGCGCCCGTCTCACGATCTACTCGGATGTCGAAGAGATTCGAACCGAGTACAAGCGAATGACCTACAGCATCGAGGTCGATCGTTCTATCAAGTTCCAGCGCCGAATGCTCATTGCCTGTGTGACCGGCCTCGAGTTCCTAAACGACAAGTTCGATCCGTTCGATCTCGAGCTGAATGGCTGGTCTCAGAACTGTATGGAAAATGTAGAAGATTATGATGGCGTATTCGAGGAGCTCTACAATAAATACAAGACGAAGATTAGCATCGCTCCAGAGGTTAAGTTGATTATGATGGTTGGCGGTTCGGCTATGATGTTCCACCTAACCAACAGTATGTTCAAGGCGGCCGTTCCGAATGTGACCCAAGTAATGAAGCAGAACCCAGATTTGATGCGAAACATGGTAGATGCGGTGAACCGCTCTCAGCAGCAGGGCCCGGAGGGGTCCGGGCAGCCACCCCCACAGGGCCTGAAGCGCGATATGCGCGGCCCGGGCATGGACTTTGGTTCTCTGATGGGAATGATGGGCCCTCCACCGCCCCAGATGACTCGGGCCCGGGCACCAGTCGATGATGACGTGTCGGACATCGTTAGCGTCGACCTTGGCGATGGTGATACTCGGGAGGTCAGCATTGAAAAGAAGAAACGGGGCCCCAAGGCCAAGAAGAAGGAGGTGAATATCTAAAAAAATCTAGAGTTATACCAGGATGGGCATATCATATGCCCCGATAGACTATTATGAGGAAAAACCGTTGTACTATGACCCTCTCCAACTCAGACTGAAACCGCCTCCACTTCCACAAATGGACTCGACCGAATGTAATTATATTGTTATGTTTTTTGTCATTGGGGTCTTTGCGATCGCGCTATCGGACGCAATGAAATCTTAATGACAAGTATATAATGGGTCGGTACGGCTCTTTTGTTAGCTGGTATCGGCTTAAAAGTGATTCAGAACATCTGTACGTCAAGATTTCCGGTAAAGACTATCTTGACGCCCAGCCAGCAACTGCCGAAGAGGCGCTCGAAATGGCCCGAGAGACTCTCGAGGCGACCCAAGAGATTCGAGACATTCAAGCAAATGAAGGACGAATTTTGATAATTAAACTAGATATCCGAGATTGTGATATTCTCGAGTTGAACCTTATTTCTTGGTTCAAGTATTCATATACGGCCGCAAATCAAAATTTGTTTATAAAAGAGGTCCAAATTTACGGGTCTACAGGACCGCTATTCAAATATATAAGGAGCGTTTTGCCAAAATACGTCAACGAGCGTATCACTTTGATAGACACGGCTTAGCGTCCGAAACGCTCAAGAGCTGAGCTATGCTCTTATCGTATATGGCGACCTGCTGGTTAAAGAAACTGGCCGTTATAGGGCCGGGAGTGCTAACAGTCATTTAATTTTAGTCCAGAATTTAGTTGGCGTAAAGGAGTCCACCCAGACCATTCTGGATTCGCAGAATATTGTAATTTACGGCATAAAAGTAGCTCGCCCCTCCGGACAACAGCAAGAGGTTCGACCCCGTTGGGGCGACCACTCGGTAGTTGTCCAGTCGGGAAAAGTTGAGGGTTCCGGTCGGCTGGAGCTTGGAGGTATCCAAGCAATAGGGTATTATAGCGACCGGGGCCACGTAGCCCATATTGTTGTAGCCATACGGGGTATGGTAATACTGCGTCACATCCTGCCACTGAAGCATAGAGCGCGAGTCGCCGACATCCACGCCGTTAATCTGGGTCTTCAAATAGTAAGAGGTCGGGGCCGGATAACTCGCCGTCTGAGACTGCTGGTAGGCCGTCGCATAATTGTTCGAAAGGAACGCGATATACTTAACCGGCTGGGCGATGGCGATCTCCTGGTAAGATGCTGACTGAATAGAAATGCGCTGGACCTGCGTTATAAGCATGTCCTGGGGAGTCTTGGCGAAATAGTCGCGCTCGGTCTGGTCCAGGTATATGAAATTACACCAGGCCTCGTACTGGAGCTGCTGGTACGTTCCATTAAAGCCCGTCGTTGCGGCCGTTACTCCTGTACCGAGAGTCGTGGTCGGATCAATAAACTGAAGGAGAGTTCCTGTTCCCGTTGCGGTACTTGGCGCGACCGTCTGGACCGGGAAAGACACCTCTATGGCCGCTGTAACTGTTGAAGAACTGGAACTAAAAGCCCCCTGCGAAATAACCTGAACAACAGATACCGGGCCCGTGTACGCAGTTCCTATAACTTGCTGACCGACCGCAATTGGCGTGGTCCCAGTGAGAGCCGTTAGACTCAAAGTCGCGACACCCGAGTTTGTAGTCTCGGGCTGGGAAGTCGCCAACTGGGCCCGAGCCGCGACTTGTGGAACGACAAAGAACTGAGAGTACTGTGCAATTGCAGTAGTTCCTCCCGTGGCTGCTGTATATGATATACCAAAAGAGGCCGAACTGGTTCCTGTTTGGACATAACAATTTGTAATGGTCGCACCTGGATTTATGAAAAATACAGTAGCACCGAGTGTTGGCCAAGATGTTGCGGCCGCACCATTTACGGTTGTATATTGTACTGAGAGCGAAGTTGCGGTTCCGCCGGTTGTAGCAGTTGTTGGCGCCGCTGAAACCGAGCCAGCATAGTAATTTGTGGGAACAAACCAAAGACTTGTGTTTTGGTACTGTGTATCCATAGTTCCTATCGCCTTGAGAACAGGGGCGGCGCCTGCGGACGCGACCTGGAATTGATTTGTTGCGACCGAGACAAGAGTCGAAGAATAAACATTAGCCACCGTTGGCAAAAATGCGTTCTGGTTGGCTACGGCTGCAAACCCGAGAACAGACATGCCAGACGTTATAGTTCCCGATGTCGGAGCGGCTATAACCATATTGAGTATGGGATACCCGGCCGTAGCAGTCGCCGTGAATGGAGCGCCAGTAGGCGCGGCCGACCCTGTGTTTGAACCAATGACAGTTATCGTAACTGATGCGCCAGTGTCGCTAGTTATTGAGACCGCTGAAATATATGCAGTTGCATTGGTTCCAGGTGATGCCGAGTTGCCAAAACTACTCAATACTGTATTCACAAGTGGAGGGGTTCCCGAGCTGTATGTAATGGCTTGTGATGTGTAAGAAGGACCTCCCGTAGTGAAATCGATTGAGTTTGTAATACTTATATTTCCTCCCGCCGACCGATATCCGGCTAGGGTCTGTGTTCCAGATACAGTTAAAACGCCAACAGAACCAGTAGTGGATAAATATCCTGTAAAAGTTCCAGAAGTCGAACTTGTTGGCGACACCGAAACAACATATATACTTGCTGCAAGATTGGATGGAGTAAAGACGGCACCCGGGACCATCTGGAAATTTGCACCCGAATATGTGAATGTTCCGGCCGGCTGCGACCTTGAAGCAGTTGTTACGGTTACGACACCACCCGAAGCTGGATTTGAAGTTGTTCCTCCGGAAAATGACAGGGCTGCTCCATTTAAATATCCCGTACCTCCTGATGCGGATATTGAAACTACAGTTAGTACCGGGGTTAGTGTGGCACCCGAACCAGACCCAGGAGTCGCTGGTATAGTGAGACCCGAGACGGAGGTAACTCCTGAACCCTGTGTTGTTACTGCAGTACTGATAATTCCCAAAGAGGCGGACGAAAAAGTTCCACTCGTAACTGCGCCCGCAGTTAGTGTCAATCCACTAGTTGTGGTATATCCTGAACCGGGAGTTGATAAAGTTACTGAAGTTATATTACCTGAGCTATCCGTTACCGCAGTTCCTGTAGCATATGCGCCTCCAGTCGCCAGGCTGGGACCCGTAAACGTAACAGAAAGTGCAGATTGTGAGACCGGAAATCCTGTAGCAGGGGATCCAGAATTGTATGTGAATGCGGCAATTCCCATGGTTGCAGTTGCGGCTCCAGATCCTCCGAGTGTCAATGTAGGAGGGCCGGTCCACCCGGATCCGTATACCTTGGAGAAATTACCAGTTCCAGGTGTTCCTCCAAGTGTTAAAGCCAACGTCCCAAAAGATGCTGTTAAAGTGCCGGCTGCTACTCCGCCCGCGGCAGTAACTGTAGGAAGGGTAGCTGCTGTGTAAGATCCACCAGAAAACCCAGTTGCCGCTGTTAACGCACCACCAAGAGTCGCGGTAATATTTACAGTCTGAGCCGCAGCGGCTGACGAAGTGAACGGCGTCGCAGCGGTAGCCGTCGTCGCGACACCGCTCGGCGTGAATGAAGGAACGGTCGCAGTCGAACTCGCCGCAACCGAATACAACTCATAGCTCACGCGATAATTCAGGTTATTGCTCCAGGTTATGCGAATCTCGACATCATGGAACTGAAGACCGACCAGTGGAACAGACACGGACCAGTCCTTGCAAAAGAAGAATTTTAGGGGCAAAAACCCATTAAGAACATTCGTAAGACCGGTCGGATTGGTGTTGAGGTATCGGGTCGAGTAGTTCTGGGCCCCGGGAACGGGCTCGACCTGAGTCATCCAGACTATGTCCTGAGTATCTATAACCTGACCGCCGACCAAGAGCTCGAGCTTGTCAATAACCTTGGACCAATCTATACCCGGAACGAGTGAACCGGTCGAATCCTTTCCGATAAAGTACACGTAGCTCAGAAGATCGCCCTTCTTCTCAAAACGGATAGTGGAAATACCGCCCGCTACTGGAGTTCCCTGAATAATCTGACGCTCGACCGAACTTGAATAGTGCGTGTGACGCTTGTAATTTGAACGATAAAAAGAAACTTCGGGCTTCCCCGTCAACCACTCATCCTGAGAACCAGTGGCGACAAGTTGAACAACGCCACCAGACATTTAGTATTTTACGAGAAAAAAAAAGCCTACATCAAACATCGACCTTTACCGAACACTTCCGACTTTTCCTCCGGTCCATTGGTCTCGAACCCACATTCGACATACACCTTTTGGCGCTTCCTGAACATCGAGTGGAACACCGACCAGTTATCGACTATGTCAAATATTAGAGGAAAATTAACCTTTCCGGGAGTCTCTCGCATTATTCGGCCTATGGACTGCTTGATATCGGATCTGGGCGTAGCCAAAATAACGGTATCCAGCACTGGGATATCAAGGCCCTCCTGAGCCAACTGAAATGTCGCCAGGACGACTGATTTTTGGGATGAAATGAAGAGGTCCGGTTCTTTCATGCCTCCGATGTACAATCCCGACTTAGAACCAAGTCTTTCATGTAAGTAAAAGCAATGTTCTCTTCGGTCCGTCAGCACAAGTATTCTTCTATTATCACGGAGTGCGACGTCAATGGTATCCAGGATGATCTCGTTTCTTCTGACCAAGAGAGTCAGGATGGAGACCATCTCGGCCATGTTAATTTTTCCAAACCTCGATACGGGTGGTGCCTGACTGAACGCTTCGTCCGTATAATTAATAATCTTAACTTTGGTCGTTTTTTGGTTGGTCCGTTCGACCCGGAAGAACTCGGGTCCGAGGAACCAGTACAAAAGCCGCGTCAGCCCATCTTTCCGTTCGGGCGTCGCAGTCAGTCCCAGAGTGTATCGAGGACAAATTTTGAACATGAATTGAGAGAAGGCCGGAGCCCCAATATGGTGCGCCTCATCGACGATCAAGAAACCGAATGAGTCAAAGGCATCCTTGGGAAACTCCCTCTGACACATAGTCTGTATCATAGCTATAACAAAGTCCTTTTCGATATCAAATACATCACCCTGGACCCGACCTACAGTTGCGCCCGGGCAAAAATCGTTGATTCGGTCCCTCCACTGGTTCGCCAAAAACTCTTTGTGGACCACAATCATAGTCCTGAGTTTCAGGTGTCCCGCAAAGGCCAGTGCGGAACAGGTCTTTCCGAATCCGGGAGGCAATGAAAGAACCCCGCCCCCTTTTTCTTCAAAGGCGCAAAGTCCCGCATCAAAAGCTTCGAGCTGGTTGGTCTCCTTTCGCAATTTTCCGACAAAATTAATGTTCCGAGCATCAACAGGAACTTTACGGGTATCTTTGGTGGGGGAACCGAAGCGCTCAAGGCCAAAGTACCTTGGACAAATGATCGATTGTTGCCCGGACACACCCCTCCATACTTTGAATGAGGGTGATTGAATACCGATCGCATTTTCTATTGGTCGAACTGTTAGTTCTTTTTTTATTTCGGAATTTGAATCAACGATAAGTCCGTACCGTGAAAGAGTTCCCATTTCCTATTTTACGTTAAATTTTTCTAAGTGTAAATTAATGGTAGACTACACCGTAATGTCTGACAGTGATATTAGGGATTTCTGTCTCAAAAAGTTCAAAGGTGATGCGGTCCAGACGCCCGCATGCATCAAGGGAGCCCTCCAGCTCCAAGCCCACGAACAAACTTTGCCGTATTCGACAAAACCCCCAGCACCCGCGCCAGCCCCAGCGACCTCTGGATATTGTGCCGAGGGTTCAGTCTGCGGAACTCCCATGTATGGGCTCCAGGCATGGAAATGGGCCGTACTATTTGTCACTCTGCTGCTAACATTCAATGGTTTTGAGAGAAAGTAGGACCAGGTGTTCCCCATGACGCTTTTCAACTTGGACCTCCACGGTCTGCCCTGAATTTAGATCCTGAATTGGAACTATCCCATCAATTTCAGCCATGACTCTCCCATACCGGAAAGGAATTTTGATCCTAAATTGAGTCTTGTCAGACAGGACCTCTATATACTTTCGGCCCCCATGATCATAAAACGGGACCTGGATAGTTCCTCTAATTTTCATGTAAAATATGTCATTTTTTTCCCTAAGTAATTGTATATGGAAAAAAAGGACATTGCTCTGATCATTTTAGGTATAGTTCTTTTTGTCTTGTTTTACAGAAAGTTCTTTGTCTCGAGTTCTGGGTTCTGGCCATTTCCAGACCAGTATGCGAACTTATTTCCGATCCCAAATTTTCCAAAAAATATGAAACCTGATGATGCCGAAAAATTATACGATCAGACTTCATTGACATTTTCGACAACTTTGGATCAAAAAGTAAACTCCGGCCAGGATCCGGATGGTAAACTAACTCTCGCGGGACACAAAGCTCTTACGGACCTGGGTTCGGCCTATCTAAAGTACACACTGGCCCTTCCAAAGTCTGTGGCTCCAGGGCCCCAATAATTTTAGAACTAAATATAAATGGCAGGAGTTTTGGGAAGAGAAGGCGGAGAACTTCTAGGAAAGGATCTAGGAAGGACGGCCGGTGAGGACATCGGAAAAGAGGCTGGAAAGTTAGCCGCCGAGGACGCCGGAAAAGAGGCTGGAAAGTTAGCCGCCGAGGATGCCGGAAAAGAGGCTGGAAAGTTAGCCGCCGAGGATGCCGGAAAACAGGCCGGAAAGGCCGCCGCCGAAGATGCCGGAAAAGCCGCCGCCGAAGATGCTGCCAAAGCCGAATCAAAAGCGATGGCAAAAGGAGTCGGAAAATTTACAAAAGAACAAATTACAGATGCCGCAAAGAAAGCGGCTCTTCTTGGCATAGCCGGCCTGGGGGCCTACACATACCTCAATGCAAAAGAAGAGGCCGACAAAAGCAACAGTACTCCTCGTACTATAACTAAAATAGAATCCGTTCCGAGTCTCTTGGGCGGAAGCACGACCTATAAGATTTCGTTCAGTCCGGCTCTTAAAATTTATAAAGCAGATTCTATATCTATTCAGGATTCGAAAACGCAGCCCAACATCGACGGGGCCCAGACTATTTCGGACTCTCTGAGTGATAGTCAAATTACGATTCAGGTGCCGAGTACCCTGACGGATACTACGGCCGGGGGCGTTATTCACGTCCAGACAAGTATTTCGAATCAGGCAAATGGCGATATAGCCAAAGAATCACAGGCCGTTGGGGGTATTCTTGGAGATCTCGGAGGGGGTCTCGGGTCCATTCTTGGCGGACTTTCGCAGGGAATGGGAACTGTGTTGACCGCAGTATGTGCATGTGTTATAATTTGCATTATAATATTCCTCATAATGAAACTACTCCCCACCAGTTCCAAGTGATCTCGGCGCTCCAGTGCTAACGCCCGCGGCTTTTCCAGCCGAGTCAATGGCCATATTGGCCAGACTACTTGTTCCGGTCGCCACGACTATAGTATTGGTAACTAATGCCATTCCGGCCATTGCGACGCCCAGACCTTCGATATTTCCATCCCGAATAGAGTTTATTCCATCCTGAACGTGCCGACCCAAATCACTGTTCTTAAAGTCTTGATCGGACGTTGTTGCGAACGGAGCGGTACGTTTTCTTGGGAAAACCCTGTAACTCGTCCCCTTGGGAGGTCTGGAATACTGGTCTGCAATGACTGTCGGTTTTGGAGACATACATATACCGCCCAGAGTTCTCTTGAGATATTTCGAGCCGCCCCAAGACGGGTCATCGCAACGCTTATAACATCTGCCCGCCTGCTTATCAGTGCGCGTACCGGGTTTCCAGGACCCATCCGCGTTCTTATCATCGGCCGTTCCACAAACTCCAATTTCAATTTTAGATCTACTTGGCTGAATCCCTGGGTGCGAAATAGCATAGCACATTCCGGCGACGAGTTTATATCCTTTTGGGCAAATTTGCTTTTTGGGATAGGAGTGATCACCCGAACACGTCGTCTTTGGGGGCTTGCACACCTTGCAACACTTGGCGCCCCATTTGCCCGGACATCCGTCCGTATGGCACTTGACTGGAACGGAGCAAATGAGACCTATGTCTTTTCCTCCATGATCACACTTTCCGAGCTTTGGAACCTTTACAAGTAATTTAGTATCTACATCTGGATGATAACAAATACCCAAATAGTTTTTGTACCGTCTCGTTCCATCAAACGTGTCGCATTGTTTTGAACACATGCCGGCGGTCGTTTCAGACCACCCATCGGGGCATTTAGAATCGGCCCCGGTAAAGTCGGTAACTGGGTCCGGAGCCTGGCACAAGCCGGCCGTCGTTTTGCGGTATCCCGGTGGACATCTATAGCACATACCTTGTACGGTCGATCCGAGGGCATCTGATTTGTCGTTATAATCTGAATAGCCCTGAGCTTTTTCGGCATCCGTGGCTTTTTTACATATATCATAACAAAGGCCCGAAATCTTTTGCTGACCATCAGGGCATTTATCCGAACGGCACAAGTATTTGGCCCATAACGAACCCCCCTCCGCGCGAAAAGCTACTGCCAACTCCACGGGTTCGGTTGATCCGGGTGGGCAAGGTGCGTAGTTGTTCATGCCAAAAACATTAACTATTCCCCTAACAAAAGCAGTTCCAAAAAGGGTTTCGGCGATCTGTTCAGATTTACTGAAAGAACAATCTCCATTTCTGAGCCCATTATCGGCACCGTACCGTCCACAGTACGCCTGGGTCAGGTTACAAGAACCCGTATCCATGTTGTATGTTATTCCATAACCCATACCTTCACACTGGGTTCGCATTTCGCTCGCTCGAATAACACACATACCAAGTTTACGATCCAATTCATAGTATTGTCCATTCTTTGGTGTAGGCCATGGAGCTGTACACTTTGAGGTGGTCGTATATGTACATACCAAATTTCCTGTTTTTGGATGCTTTTTCATAGTTCCATCATGGGCCGTACACCATGCAGCTTCGGATTGGTTCCACAATGCCTCATAATCAATATGGGCGTTGAAATAATTTACATAATCATCCGGAGTTGATCCGGCCGGAAGCTTGGGAAGGGAACCATTTTTCCACCCGGCTTGGACATCAGCAATCTTTTGCAGAGCAAGAGCCTTTACTCCGTGTCCTATGTCGGCCATAACGACTTTAATATCCGGAGCTGCATCTTCGGGGCCATAATTGACGGGTAGAGGAACGTTTGCCTTTTCAAATCCTTTTAGGATCTGTTCATTTACAGTGTCTCTCATCGAATTGAGGGATTTCATATTCGTCGCATCCTTGAAACCTCCTAAATTAAGTTCATCCATAACTCCTGTAAACATCTGGAACACAATTTCGGCCGCTTCTACAAATGGAGCCCCCTCGGGTCCAGCTGCCAGTGAAACTGTGGCCTGAGTTGCCAATTTAGTCGCTACTTTTTCACCGGCTATTTCAGCTGCTTTTTCACCGGTTCTTTCAGCTGCTTTTTCACCGACTCTTTCAGCTACATTTTCTGCCGTCTTTTCAGCTGTCTTTATTCCAATATTTGTTAGAGATTTAACAGCAAATTCTGATAATGTTCTGCAGCCTCTCATTACGACTCGTGAAATTCTTCCTACAAGACGTGCGGCCAATTCTCCAATTTGTTCGGCGCCTTTAACAGCTAATTTTCCCGCACTTCTTGCGCCCTTGGCTAGGTCTTCTGCCGTCTTGGACAGTCCTTTCTCGAGACCCTCTTTTTCTACGTTTTTAGCCGCTTCGAGAAGGAGCGCATACACAAGGCCGGCCGCCAGAGTTTCATAAGTCTGTGGATCGGTCAGAATGTGTTTAGCAATATCGCGAGAATCTGAAGTTGTTTTCCCATTTTTATCGGTCGTTTGGGTCGAGGTCGAACCGTCCGGATTTGTGGTAGTAGTTTGTTTGTTTCCATTTCGATCGGTC